GGAGTATTACCGCTACTGTCTGTACAACCAATAAGCCTATAAAATAACTGTGGTTGAGGTGTCGGTACTGGAGTCGGCGTAGGCGTAGGCGTAGGCGTCGGCGTCGGCGTAGGCGTAGGCGTAGGCACTGGTGTTATACCTTGACATTCAGAACAGTTTGCATAAGTCAAAGTAGGTATAGCAACATTACTTGTTGAACCTGTGGTTGACGCACTTCCATAACATATATTGTTATATTTTACCACTGTAGGTATTATCAATCCTTGTCCATCAACAAACCTAAATATTTGTTTTGCAGCAGAATCATCACACTGAGAGTATTCTCTGTATGTAAATGTAGATGTTGGCACTGGAGTCGGAACAGGAACTGTTGCTTGACACGCAGGACAATCTGCAAAAGTTGGTAATGTAGTTATATCAGTGTTTGAAGTTGATGATGTAGATTGTGGATTTTCATAACACTCTCCATCAAATTTTATAAAACCAGGGAAGCTATATCCAATTGCTCCTTTTGCAATCATAAGAATACTAGCATCATTACATTGCTGATACTGTCTAAATTCTTCTGTTGGTGTAGGCGTAGGCGTAGGCGTTGGTGGTACAGGAGCATTAGGGTTTCTATAATCATAAACTAGATAAAGATTATTTCCAGTTGCTGGAACTGTAAATGAACCTGAATATAAAGATGGAGCTTGAGACGTGTTAAGAGGTGTTGAAATAACTTGACTAAGTAAACTTGTTATAGAAGTTATGTCATTAGTAAATACAGTGTCTGTTCTAAAATATCCAAAGCTATTAGCACTTGAATTAAAAACAAAGTCATCAAAATTAAATTTGTTTGCAGCAATAGTCATTACTGAACCATCTGTAGGCAACAAACCAACTCCTTGGTTACCGCTTACTACATTATATTGAGATATTACAAAACTACCCGTACCGTTTCCAAATGGTACAAGGTTAGATTGTGTAGCCGATATCAAACTACCATCCGTCCATGAAGCTTCGTTATGAATAAACTCTCCTGCATTAAGAGTGTCTGTCACACAAATACTATAAAGATTTAATATGTTTCCGCTTGGACAACCTACAGTTATTTCTATTGTATCATCTACCGTCGCAGTAGATGTAACTTCGATTATTACTTGATTTACAGTTGGGTTATTTTTATTAAAAATAAAACTACCACTTGCATATACTATACCGGTAGTAGTTGTTACACCATCGTATATAGCGGTTATTGTATAACCAATCGGACTTAATGTTCCCTCTGTTTCTATTTTCACACCTGCTTCTGTCTCAATATCTTGTGAAGTAAGCTCTGTAATTATATCCTGAGCACCTTCATCAGGTAACACATAAGACACTAAAACATCTCCTACTTGCTCCTCTAAATCAACACAATAAATAAATTCGTTATTAGCCGGGACAGTTATATCTCTAGTAACCCCACAAGCTGTACATTTTGCTACCTCAGGTTTTAATATTGTATTTGAGGTTAATACATATTCATTCATGTAAGGGTCATACCCCCCAAGCTTTTGAGTAGTAAACGCTGCTGTAAATAAATCTCTAAACCAACTTCTCATACCCTCCTCTGAAATAACCTTAAGCTGTTCACTGGCAGCTGAACTTCCGATTAAATTTATTACAGCGCTTCTTTTTGCATCAGTAAAATATTTATGTTCACCCCATACCGCAAAACTTTCTGGATTATTACTTATACCGTAATCTTCTATACGAGCAATTTGTTTTCCTAAAACTTCAGGAATAGCTGTTAATTGACCATTACCACTGGCATCACTTAATAAATCTTTACCTGCAAGAACATAAGAAATTTTATCTTCTTGAAGCACAAGAATATCATCACGTCTTGCGTTTAATATTTCAACATCCCCAAAAGTTTCCTCGAGTGCTTTAAAATTAGCCAATCCTAAATTAAATTCATTTAGTTTATTAACGTTAGTCTCGTCATTAAACACACCGCTATATGTCAAATCTGCAAACCTGTGAGATTTTTGGTAAGTTGTGTTAGAGGTAATAAAAGTTCTATTCCCTAAATTAAACTGACCTCCAAAAGATTCATCTAATATTTTATAACTTTCAACTCCATTTCCAAATGTAAAACAATTAGAGAAATCCGTAAGCACTATTCCAGCTACTTGTGCGCTTATGTCTTGGTTTTGCACATTTCCTAAATGATTTCCCACACTATCTATTTCAAATGATTGAGCACTTTCATACCACAAATCAGGCAATGATTCTTTTGGTTCTGTTTCAAATACAACAACAGAGTCTCTTCTGTATATAGTAAAATCTACCCTTACCTGAGAATCTCCATTAGAACTTTTTGTAGCACAACCTACAGTTCCAGAAACAAGTAAATAAAAACTACCGGGTGATGTACTCGTATCCTCATAAAGTCTATAATAATTTACGTTGTTTGGGTCGGTTGCAGTTGAACCAAACACAGTTTTGATATCGCTAGTCATATTTGAACCACTGTTTGCTTGAGAAGGTAAACCAGCTCCTGAGCTTGTTGCAGTTATAAATTGATTAGAAATATTGTCTGGGGATACTGCTGCGTTATTTTGTATTATTGTCTGTAAATCTTCACCGTCAAAAAACTCTTGGACACCAGCATAAGTATCACTACAAATTATAGTTTGTTCTAATATACTAGTCCTTGCTCCACAATTAAATATTGCGGCTCCTCCGGGTCTTTCTTGTTCTATCCTCATAACCACTCTTGTTCCTATTGGAAAATCATAGTTTGAAGTAAAAGCACCAGAAGGATTTCTTAAGAAAAAAGGATAAGCAAGAATAGGATATCTTCTAGCTGATTTAGCTATAACTGGCTGAACTTTTTCATCTACTATATCATCATCCTCCATAACCGCTTGAAATGCAATATTGTTCAATTTCATGTATACTCCGGCAGGAATATTAGTTATACCAGTGACTGTTATAAAATCCTTTTGTTGATTAACTACTTCTAAAACCGTTGCCTCAGTACATTGATTTAAAGGGCCAGCTATATCTCTTTTAACTATTAATCTATCTCCTTCTTTTGCTTTTCCTATATTGTCACCTTCCAATAAAAAATAAACATTATTACTATTATCATCTTCATAAAATATACTTGTATATATTGTGTCGTAAGTGTCTCTGTCTGCTTTAATACAAAACTTATATCTTGTTGCAAAGCTTGGAGCTCTTTGTGTAATTGGTATATTAACTTGTATTTCATTTTTACTTGACGAAGCATTACACCCAATAAATAAAGTGTTGTTTGTGCTTACAAGAGCGGTGGAAGCTCTATTAAAAGAATCCATATAAATAATTCCTACCTCATAACCTCTATTACTATGAAGACTGCTAGTGTTACCAACTTCAGCAAGAGATGCAGAGAAATTAGTAATTTTATAATATTCCACTAAAGTATTTGTTCCTACTCCTGTTTCTTCATACTCAGCTGCTAATATTTGTAATTGTAATGTTGCTGGCAAAATAACAGAAGCTGCAATTCCTTCACCGGCTGAAGGCAAAGCAGGCGTAGAGCTTGTTCTACCACTTCGATTAACATCATATTGAGTTGCTGCATTTGTTCCTAACTGTCCTTCAAGAGAAGAATTAAAAACATCTGTAAATGTAGTTCCCGCTCCATTTTGAGCATTTGCTAAAGTTTGTATGCCTGAAGTTTGTAAACCAAATTTTGCTATAAAATCATTTTGACTTATTAAATCATTTATAGGTGTTTGACTTTGAGTCAAATCTTGAATAAGTTCATACGTAAAACTTATAGTTCTAGTTCCCGTTGTTTGGTCAGGATTTAAAGCACCTGAACTAAATGAATTGTGTTCGTATGTTATTGAAAAACTTATTGTAGCTCCAACAACTAATTTATCGGTGTTACCGTCAAAGTTAATTCTTAAAGCGCTATTAGGAATAGTATTTACACCGCCTAAAGTATATCCAGAGCTAGCTGTTTCAGCGCTTAAGTTTACTTCTCCCACATCAGATTGAACTAAAGATGTGGTGTATTCTAAAGCTAGTGGTTCATTAAAAGTATCTTTTAAGTCATAACCCTCTACATAGTTACCATAGACTAATCTGTTAGCCATTAAGGTTTGAGCTTTGGCTAAAGTAGGGACATTGTCAAAAGTTCTAAGTATCTCAGATTCTGGTAAAACAGAAAATATTTTACTGTTATCAAATTCAAAAGTATAATTTGTATTATCTGAAAATCCTTTTTCTTTTTTTATTATTCTTTCAATAACTCTAATCGTAGAGTCGTTAGCTAATTTGTATAAAATATCAATACCTTTTACTAACTCACTTCCAGAATTAAATGTAACAATTACAGCATTAAATCTATTAGTCATTCCGTCGTTAGCAAAACTTTGTGCACTAAAATTAAAAGGCTTAGGTTGAAATGCTGGCTCACTAAACTGAGAAGTTGCAGAATATTCTGCATTGCTATACCTATATCTATAACCAAAACAAATAAAATTATCAGTTAGAAAGGTGTCATTGATTGAAGATTGTATTAACTGTAATGTTGGTGCTTGAAATGGAGGCTGCTTTATTACTTGTATTTCTCTTGCATCAAATTGGTCAATTTGGTTACCTGCTAAATCTGCCTTAGGATTTTCATAATTTCTTTCAATGTTAATTACACGAGGAGGATTTGTGTTATCTGTAAAAAAAAGCAAATCATCTATTTTATTAATACCTGTTATAAGAAATTCAGGATTAAAATTTAATGTAGTGTTTACATTTGTACCATTATCTATACTATATAAGTGATAAAGGATACCTCCAGTTTGTACATTATAAGAAACTATAATATCTAATTTACCTGTTGCTCCAATAGAAAAGTTTGGGTCATGCACAAACCAATATATAGTTTCATTTGCTCCATCTTCAAATACTCCAATACATCTAGCAGATGAACTTAATTTTTTACCATTATAATATTGAATATCTGTTAGTAAAGTGTTCCCTTTTGAATTTTCAACCGAACCAATTTCTGATTGTTCTGTCGAACCTAATCTTACATTCACAGCATTTGTATACTCACCATTAGGTAAAAGCCTTAACTCAAGGCTTTTATTCATACGCCCTCTTATAAAATTTCTTTGAATGTTTGCCATTTTATTTTATCCACTTGTTTTCACCTCTTAGATTCATTAACAATCTACTTGGATGAATATTACTCAGTCTTATTTTTGCGTTTCTAAGTAAAGCTTGTTTATTTTTTCTTGCTCTATTGACAATATATTCTTGTACTCCAAATTTACTATTTAAAAGAGCATATTGAATATAGGCATAAATATATTCTTCAAATAATTTATTTATACTTATCTGAGAATCATTGCCATTTTCCATTCCGTCAGATATATATTGAAGGACACATTGCTTATTAGCCATGGTAGAGTCAAAGTTAATTACACCAGCTTTTTTATCTATAGTAAAAGTAGGATTTATATTAGCAGTTTCTGTGTTTAAACCATATCTAGCGCCTATTCTAGTATTATATATGTCATCATCACAATTAATACAATTAGAACTTGCGTCATCTTCATTGTTTTGATTTAAATAAATACTATTAAGAGCTCCATTTTTTCTTGCTGTATCTAAATCTGACTGTTCTATATTAACGTTATTAGAACTATCATAAGTAAATGTTGATGTAGCTGATTGAATATATGCTAATGATGATTGTACTTGTATATTCTCAGTAAGCTCTCTTAAAGTATTGTTTTCAAACAAATGTAACTTAACCCAATTCACATAATCAGAAGGCAACACAAATCTCAAGTCATCGTAAACAGTTAACTCTAAGGCTTTTATTTCTTTAAAAGCATCATAATTTAATTCTTGTACTGCTCTTTTAGCGTGGAATAAAATTTTATACCTATTAACATTATTCACTAAAGAGTGGTTTCCACTGTACATCAATTGAAAGTTTTTCATTATATCAGTTAATGAAATGTATTGATAAGAACCCCAGTTACTGTCAGGAGGATTTACCCCGTTATTAGTATAATATTGTTTCTGATTTATATAAGCCATAATTATTTTTGATTATCTAATTGTTGTTCGTCTGTTAAACCGTAGTTTACTACATCTTGTTCTCTTATAGAGATACCCGCATATTGAAGTATTTTTGCTACTAAATCATTGCTGTCATCTATAGGTAATTCAAAATCTTGATAGTCTGCTGCTGTTTGGTCAAACATAGGTTCTCCATTATATAAAGTAATATATGTCCATTTGGGGTCTTTAGGATATCTTATGTATTGTGCTTGAACATCTTGTCCACTGTTTATTGTTGTTGGAAATACAGTTATAGAATCTCCTTCTTGAGTGTAGGCTGGAAATGTAGTATTAGGAGTTGTAAGTAAAGAACTATTAAGCATAGTTATTTTATTATGCGTAACTTTTTCAGCTTCACCTAATAAATTTCCCGCCGAATAACACAATACTTTATTAAGTAAATAATAGTCTGAACCTGTTGTTGTAACAGAAGGTAAGCTATAAATACTAGTGCTTAAAGTTTTTTGAGTTAGAAAACTTGTAACTGAAAAAGTGTCTATAACTTCCTCATATCCTAGTTTTATGTTTGCATAACCCGTACCTGACATCCTTGCGTTTTCTTCATTAATCTGCTCATTATAATTAAAAAAATATTCATCAAACAAATCAAGTTGAGCTTGTTTAGCGAATAAATTAAAATCATTAGGAGATATATATCCATAGTTATTCTTGTTGATAATAGCAAGCACAGTATTTCTTACAGAATTTATCATTTGAAAATCTTTTTACAAAGATACATAAAATAAAAAAGCACCTAGGATTTAGGTGCTTTCTCGCTGTCGATAGTAAAGGAAGGATTATATTGTTCCTACTGCTACACTAGTAAACACTAGTCCACCAGCTTTCGATACTGGTACTGCTGCGTTTGTCCAAGATGTTTCTGCTGCAGTAACTAATGCTGCATTAACATTCTCACTAAACCCAGAAGTTAATCCAGTTCCAGTAACTGTCATTTTGTGCGTTCCATTAGTTAGATAAATCTCTCCTGCAGTTGAACTTGCCGTTTCTGCATAAAGAATTGAATCTGTGTTAATGTGAACATTACCGTCACTTGCTGTATCTAAAGTTATATATTTTGCCATGTTAAAAATTTTATGGGTTAAACAAAAAACAAAGTTACGAATTTTTTGCTAACGCTTTTAAATGCTTATATGACTCTAAACCTTCATCGCTTTCAAAGTAACTAGCAATAATAAACAATGGGTCTTCCCCGTATGGTATGTTACACATTTTCTTTTTATTAGATGCTGTATTAAACCATACTTCCTTTTTATTGTTTCTTAATTGTATTAAGTTTTTATCTAATATGTTTTGTATAGTAGCGTTAAACTTAAGAGCAGGGTCTTTTAAAAGATTCAAAAAGCCTGCTGGTTGTTGTTTAGCAAATATTAAAATATCTCTTCTAAGTTCTGCAGTAGTAACTTTAGAAACATCTTTTTGAAATAAAACTCTAGCTACGTTTTCAACCTGTTCAACTGTAAGTTGTCTTGCTTCAATTAAAGCATCCACTTCTAAGTTTAAGTCTTCTACAAGTTCAGCTGCTTCTTTTGCTTTATTAACCTCAACAAATACTCTTCCTTTCCCTGGATGTAAATCCATGAACTTTTGAAGCACCTGATTATTCTTTGGTACATGTAAGAATCCATCTTCAAATACAATTGGCTCGACAATAGCATTATCATCTTGCTCATCTTGAAATGGAGAGTTCTGGTTTCTTGCATATCTAAGAGGTCTATTAAGACCTGTGTCCTCATCAAAGTGTAACAGCGGAAACCTTGTTGTATGCCTTGATGCTAATATCAAAGATAAGGGAGCTGTTTCTCTTGTAAGTTTATATTGTTTATCTACAAATTTTGGTGTAGATTTTTTAGGAGTAATTTTAACTGTGTCCATTTTAGGACTTGTCTTTTCTTTTTTCATTTGATTTAATTTAATTTAAAATTTAAAAAAGGGGCACATCTCTGTACCCCTTGTAATTAAGTATTAGTCTTGGAATAAGAAGAAGTTGTTTGCACCTAAAGTACATACAGCTCTCTCAGACAAGAAGTTTACTTGCATGTTATCGATATCGTTAGTCGCAGCACCACCAGCAGAACCAGTAATCCACGTCTTATATCTTCTGTCTTCTGTTTCAGAAGCTCTATATCTTACATGTAAGAAAGGTCTCTTAGCGTTTTTACCAAGAATTTGGTCATAAACACTTGTAGAACCAGCTGGAACTAATAGTCCATTGATTTTACCTGAACCTGCACCTGATGGTAAACCACCTCTCATTGTAGGGTCGTTTAAGTATTTCCAATCAGTCTTATAGAAATCGTATCCTCTTCTAAATCCAGAGAATCCTAAGTTCAATGCCATTTCTTCATCATTGTCAAATAGACCGTAAGAAGTACCACCCGCTCCGTAAGAGTTTTGAGCAGCTAACATATCGTCCATATCAAAAATGAATTGTCTGTTTGCGAAAATTACATTTTCTTCAATAGCTCCTTGCTTGTCTAGTCTACTAATGATAGAATCGAAATCTGCTAGGGTAGTTGGGTTACCACCATCCCAGATGTTTCCTCTATTTGCAACTGCAAAGAAGATACCGTCTGACCCAGCACCTGGGTTAGCAGCAGCACCTGAGCTACCTAAGATAGCAGCAGCACCAGAGTTTTGCTCTGCTGGTACAGCTTCAATCATAGCTGTTTCTAAATAGTCATCGAATCTTAATCTTGTTTCGTGCTCAGATTTTAAGTACCAAAGGTAACCAGTAGCACCGTCTTCAGTAGTAACTTCAATCCATCCGATTTGAGCCATATCAGAACCAGATACATTGTAAGTATCTTTAATGATGATTGGCTTGTTGTCAAAGATGAAGTCATTAGATTCTAGTGAACCTACCATACCTGCTGTTCCTTTTTTAAATTCTGAACCGTAAATAAATACTGTAACGTCTGCGTTACCTGCTCCAGTACCTGCAGTTACTAAACCACCTGCTTCGTAAAAGTCAGCTGTGAACTGTCCTTTACCACCACCGGCATTGTTTACTGCACTTACTACTGCTTTGTTAATACCTGAACCATCGTTTTGAACAACCATAATTGTTTGTCCTACTCTGATTACTTGCTCAGCAGTCGTTGGGTCGATTGCATCGTTTACCTGAAATGTAGCTTGGTCAGCCGCTTGTGCTGCTGCAGTACCTACTTGTGTATATTTCGTGTGTAACCTACCTTGTTCAGCCCATTTGATAAGGTCTGAGTTTGTAGGCATTTCCGCTCCTACCATTCTTAAGAATGAAGAAATCGTTCTATTACCGTATCTTTCAAATTCTTTTTCATACGTATCTGGTAGATACTGATTTAAGAAATCAAAATTTACAATATAGTTTTGGGCTGTTGGAGTTCTTTCTGAACTCGGAGTCAACGCAAATGTTGGCGTTGCTTTTACTTGTCCTGCCATGTTATATTATTTTAAATTATTATTATGTTTTTTTAATACTCTTAATTCGCAGTCCTTTGCTCGAAGGCTGAGAAACTGCTTTCACTTGAAATCCTGATTTTGCAGCAGATTGAGGAGCATTGCGTTCAGACATATCTATATTTTTTGTCTTACGCATTACCTCATCAGTTGCGTGTGATTTGCCTTGCTCATAAAAAAACTTAGCAAACTTTTCAGGGTTCATTGCAACAGCTAAAGACTTATGGTAGCCCTCTGCATCTATAATATACCCATTGTTGTCCATAAACTTATTTAATAAGTTCATTGGAGTTTGATGAGATTTAATGATGTCAGAAACACTTCCAGGAGAGTAAACATAATCAGATTCTCCTATATTAAATTTAAAACCTTTAAATTCAGGATTTAATACTTCATTTGTTTTTTTCTCAAACCACTCAGATTTTTTATTATTTTCTGCTTCGGTAGCTTGTGCTGTTTCTATAAATTGCCTATACTCAATTAATTCTTCAGTGTTTGCAGCGGCAGAACTTTCTCTTGACTCAAGAGGTTGTTTGTATGTATTTTGCTGTTCACGTAGAAATTTTTTAGCTTTAGCAATCTCTTTTTTCTTTGCTAGTTTTATTTTTTTTATATCTGAAGGTTCATGAATTTCTTCATCGATTGCAAACTCATCCATCATATCATCTATGTCTTCTGAATCTAACCCTTCTTCAGTTATTGTATAATATTCACGTAGCAAAGCATCAGGACTTAAATCTGAATAATCTTTTTGTAATTTAGCATAATCTTCAAATCCTCGTCCAGTTTCTTTTTTATACTTTAGGTAAGCAGCAACGTCTTCAGGAAGCGGTTCGCTCTCTTCACGTTCACTAACCAACTCATCAATTGAATTGATTTCCTTACCATATCTTTTTCCAATATATGAAAGAACTTCTTTTTCATCAAGCTCTTTTATTTCTGGAGCTTGATTTTCAGGAGGAGTTTCTACTTCTTCCTGTGTTTGTTCAGCTGGTTGCTCTTCTGCAACAACCTGTTCTTCATTTACTTCTTTTACTGTTACTTCTTGAGTGTCGCTAGCGACACTTTCAGTAGCTTCAACTTCTTGCTGTTGTTCGTGCTTATCAAGAAGTTCTTGTTCAATTTGTTGAGACGACTTTTCTTCTGCCTCTACTTCTCTTACTTTTATATCCATGATTTAATTTAATTTAATTTATTTGCAAAGTTACACAAAATATAAACACATTATCTTGGTTCATATTCAGCTAAATCAAAACCATCTAAACTATCTTCGTTTGATTCAAAGGTTTTAGGTGGAAGATTATTTTTTCTTTGTGTAATTAGTTCAGACTGCTGAGTGTTTTGTTGACTAATTCTTTCACTCTTGGCTTTTTCTTTATCTTGTTCACGTTTACTGATTTGACTTTGAGTCATACCCTGTAATTGTAAATTGTAATTAAACTCTTGCTGCATTAACTGAGCTTTTAAACTAGCCTCTCCTTTTAATTTTTCTAATTCAAAAGCAATATCAGCCTGTCTGTATTGAATTTTTGCTTGCGCCTCAGCCTCTATTTTTTTTAGAGCCACTTGAGCAGCCATTTGTTGAGACTGCATTTGTTGCTGCATTACCGCTTGTTGTTTTTGTTTTTCTTTTTTGGAATCTTCTTCTTGTTTTGCTCTACGTTTTACTTTGAGCAATTGGTTTGCAAGTTTTAAATTTTTTATTTCTCTTATATCAATAGCATCTTCTAAATTTATATCTTGTTTTGACAAGGCCATTTGAATATTTTGTTCGAGCATTGCTTGCTGCTCTTCGTCTGGTGAAACTTCTATAAATACACCAAAATCATATATATATAAATCTGATATTTCTTCTAAAATACCTACATTATACTTTCCAATTTTATTTATAAAATCATCTTTAAAATCAGCAAATTCTAAAATATCCGCTACCCTGTAAGTAAGCGCTTCTGCTAACGTTCTATATATGTAAAGACTTCCATCTAATATATGACGAGTAGCGGTATTAGAGCTTAATGCTGCTAGTTTCTGAACACCTACTAAAGCGTCAGAGTTTGCCGCTGTACCGTCTCTCGCTTCATTTAAGCCTGTTACAGCACGAATCATGTCTAAATAGTGGTTAAGGTTACCTATAAGCATTTGTGCCTTAGAAGCTCCTGAATTGCTTGTGAGCTGCTGTATAGGAACTTTACCCTGATTGAAGTCACCCTCTTGAGTATAACTTCTACCAATAACAGAACCTGTTTGGAAATAAAGTCTTAATGCGTCTTCTGGATTATATGCAGAACCTGTTCCTAAATCTACCTCGTTCAATCCATCTGCATCTATATATACACCATCTGGAACTGTTCTAGCTATAACTTGTTGTAGTTTCAAATGAGTCATCTGAATTAAATCAGCATAAGGTATCATTCTTCTTACAAGAGACTCTATAACACCTTTATACATTCTTGGAGCTACTGCTACATAATTTGGCATTGCATGTTGTGAAGATGATTTAGGTCTTACCATGTTTTTAGCAAGCTCCCATTTTAATATTATATTAGTTCCCATTACCATTACACCATCATACCAAACATCTATAGTCTTTTCGACTTTTTCAAAATTATTCTCCTCCATCATTTCGTCTGGCGGATTAAAAGAATCATCTTTTTCAATCATTCTCATATTTCCGTTATCCATGTTCTTTTTCTTATATACCATCTTCTTTGTGGTTTTATAATTAAAGTACATCAAAGTACAAGTGTCTCGATAAAAAATATCATTTTCATAAAACTGAGCCGTGTTAAAATAATCATACCAGCTTTGTGAGTATTTAGATATTTTATCTAAATCTTCATTAGTGAGGGTAGGGTCAATTTTAATAAGCTCTGCAATTGGAACAGTTTTAATTTCTCCCCAATAAAAACAATCTTTAAAGTGTGGGTCTTCAGTATAACTATAAACTATATTAGCGGGGTCTACATAAGACACTTGAACTCCAGCTCCTGGTAAAAATTCATGTTTAGCTACTCCCATACCAGTAACCATAATATCATAGTCCAATCTTTTTCTTATATCCTCATAATGATTTTCAGCAAATATAGTATCAATAGCTTCTTCTTCTGCTATCTCAATAGCCGGTTTATAATTTAAATTCATATATAAAGACAACTCTTCATCACTTTCAGGTAAATCATCAGGATTCATTGTAAATGGATTAAATCCAGTTCTATTTTGCACTATAGTCAAAGCGTCTTTAGCGGCCATCTGCCCTTGAATAGTCTGTTGAAATTTACTTCTATTTTCTTGAGACAATGCGTCTTGTGCATACGCCTTTACTTTAAATAATCTATCAGACATTCCATTTACAACAATGTCTACAAATTTTGGAATAATAGGAACGGGAGTCCAATCTAAATTAAGATAAGATAAATCACCATCTACGGCTAACTCATTTTTATATTTGGCTATTGATTGTTCACCTCTTGCGTACAGGCGTAATCTGTTAAAGTCCCTCCACTGACTATAGTATCTACATCCATTAGAATCTTTACGAAACCATTCGTATTGAATAGCCTGCCCTATTTGCAACCCATATTCATCGGTAGCTTTTTCAGCGTCAGATACAAACTGACTAGGGAATCCTACAGATGAAATGTTTATGTTTACCTCTTTCATCTAATTAATTCACTTAATGTTCCTTTATTATTATATGTTGCAAAGTTAAGACTTATTTTTGATTCTTTTTTCTGCGGCAGATATACGTTTTTTTGATTTGCCATTATAGCCAATCCTGAACTAATACTAGCATCAAACTTTGTTCTAGCGCTTATATCAAACCTAGCCCAATCTTCTAATGTACGTGTAAAATACACGTTACCCATTTCATCAGCTGCTCTATGAACTCCTTCTAAATCTATGCCCACGTGCTTTTCAATATAAGATTCTATTGCTGCAGCGTGTGATTGCTTAACATCTTCAGAAGTATTAGGTATACCTCCAAGTTCTCTCTCTGTTTTTGACAATTTATTGTAATGCTTATCTGGCCTATTCATACTAAACCCTCTATACCCTCTGTTTTTAAAATGATACAATAATCTGGGTTTATTGTTTTCCACAAGAATTGGCATACCATAGAACACACAAGCCATCAACACTTCTTCAAAAAATATTTCAGCTGTTTGAGGTCTAGCTACATACTCTAAAAAAAACTCATTGCTTGGAGCTTCTTCCATATTGTATTTTGTTAATCCATGCAGTGCTCCATTAGAACCTCCACCTCCAACTGTACCTGATATATCATAAGAGTCACATCCAAACGCCCCTATATGTTCGTTAACTGGAAAATAAATTCCATGTTTTTTAATTTTCTTATTAGCTAAGCCTCGATTAGGTGTCCACGATACTTTAAATCTTCCTCTAGAATCTGGCGTCCATATAACTTCTGAGTCTTTTACACCGTCCTTCCAATAAAATCTTCCTCTTGTTACATGATGTTCCATAATAAGTGAATCATTGTAATCTATCTGCTGGTAAATTTTAGTGAGGTTGAATAAAGAAGATTTACTTTCATCTCTAAAAGCGTGAGACTCTGTTCTTGGAAACTGTCTATAAAATTCATTTAATGCGTCAGCATCTTTTTTTAATGAATCTACTTCTGCTTCCCAATAATCTATTGCTCCATTAGTAATCCACTCATCATCTACTCCTCTGACTCTCTTGTCTGGCTTTCTAAATACAGGCATCCCAAACCTGTCAATAAACCCTTCCATATTCCATTCCATAGGAATAAAAAGTGAATACAATCCTGATTTAGTTTGGCCGTTTGCATTTCTAGTTGATAAATTAGAATCCTCAAACAACTTTTTGAAACTCTCACCTCCCTTGCTAAGTGCGTTTGATGTAGAACCCATCATACACTTTCCTATAATTTTACTACC